TTTACAAATCTGTTTTCGCAATGCTTAAACCATTTTGGAAATGGTTCTAAGACGACAACCCTGCAATTGTACTTTTTATTGATCTCATGTGCCCAGTCGCCTCTATAACCACCAAGGTCATAGACAATTGAGTTTTCGTTAAGAGCATAGTTGTATCGCATAGGTTCTTTACGACCATTATGCGCTTTCCATTTCTCTACAGACTTCTTTTGAATTTTACCATCAAGACTTGCCATCGGTATTATCTCCATTATAATCATACAAGTCTTTACCAGTTAATAAACGATTCCACTCTTCTTGCTGGTCCAACTCTTCGAACATCTTTTCAATCCATTCCATTGCCTCTTTGCGCTCTTTGGCTTTGACAAAATCAATTACGTTATTCGCCATAAGTAAGTCTTACCTTCATTCCTTCATAAAAACCTACAACAACCTTTTCACCACCATCATTAGTATACTCTTCAATCTCATCAAGATTTCTTTTGACCCACTCATAAGAGAAGTCAACTACGTTATCACTTCCGTCCATTTACTCACCCTCGACTTAAAATATTTACCATTGATATTATCATTTATATAGTCTTCAGACTCAAGCACGTTTCTCTGAAACTGCTCCTTGACTTCTGTATAATTCATTTCGCCTTTAGTAATATGTAGGGAAAGTATCTCACGCTTAAATTTATCACCACCAAGTTCTTTGACCATCTCCTTGACGATCTCACTGGACCCATAATACTTGCGCCAATCGCTTTCGATTTTAGAACGGCGTTTGGCTCCACGCAACTTACGCATGAACCAAAACGCCTTTCTACCTATATACATTCTACCATCAGGGCAAGTAATACTATAAACGAATCCATGGTATTTGTCAACTAAATTTTCATCAAAAATCTCGCCCTTGTAAATCCAAGGGTTTTCGTACATATATTATTCCATATTGTTAATTAATATCTATATTGAAAGAGATTGATATTCTAGTTTCGTCAGGATTTTTATTCTCTGTGACCATGTGATCAATATATGAAGGAAATAGTAATAGATCACCTGATTTTGCATTTACATGGAATTGTTCTGTTAAATCGTCACGCTTTCCAAATAATGCACGAAGATCTGTCTGATTATAACTGCTTGGATTTCTCAAAATCAAGTTACCGCCATTTTCCGGAAGTTTTGGATAATAAATTCCAACAATATCACACTTAGGATGATTGTGAAATTCTTGATAATTACCGTAGGAAGATATATTAAACCAATATTGTTGAATATGAAAAGTGGACGTTTTCCATGTTGATTCTGTAAAAAGCTTAGTCTCTTCCAATACCATGGACTCAAGATTCTTAAATCCTTTTTTTGTATTAGGATAATTTCTAACACCATGAGTGGTAAACGTATTGCCAACCCATTGACTATAAATCTCTTTTCTCTCCATTGCTTTTATATGCAGATACTCACATTTTTGAATAAGATATCGATTCAATAAATCATCTTCATTCATTATATTTTTTTGAAATACAGGTACTGAAAACAGCTCGCTATAATTATTCACAGAATTTATTCCTCCTCTTCATCATCCCACATTTCTTCACGCCATTCGTCTAGTTCTTCCTCAGTCATGAGTTCTTCGCTACAGAATGGGCAGAAATCAACGGTTGCTTTCTCATTATGTATGATATCAAATTCAGAGCCGCATTCGATACAAGTGTGTGTTTCAGCCGCCATTTTATAATCCTCCTAAAAAGATTTTACGTCTATTTTTTGCTTTAGCGACAACATTCTTTTTTTCTTCTTGTGTGTACGTCATCCAACCAGAAATCTCATCGGGACTGCGAAAGCAACCTACACAGTATGCTCCGCAGTCCGAATATTGACACACGCTTTCGCATGGTGATTTCATTATACGATCTCACAACCGCCAGCAGCACAAGCCATTTCTTGTGCGCCAAGAGTCAAGTCTGTTGACTCATAGTTGGATAGTAAAGACCAATCGATGTTTTTTGGCATACTGTCAAGCAATTCTTTATATTCCTCTTCAGAACAGTCTTGATAAGGTGCCTGTCTATATGTGTGGTCACTGAACGGTAAGAACGATACACCACTCATATAGTCAAAGTATTTATAACACCATGCGCCTACTTCCATCCACTCATCTTCTTTTACAGAGATGGTTACAGATGGTTTATGCTCACACCAAGCGTCCTGATATACCTTCCACAACTCTAACTGCTCAATAGCAGTCATGTCTGTACGAAACACTGCTTGGTCTGGTGATTTCATGGGGAATGAGAAAACGAGTGTATGATCTGGTTTCATAACGTCGTCTTCACATGGGAAACCCATATCTGCCATCATGATTGCGAGAGGATCTTTCTTATCGCCTCTAACCGTTCGTACATAATACGGATTATGTCTAGCATGAATGCCAGAGGCAGCATCAACAAGCTGACTAACAGTTCCGCTAGGCTTAACGCAAGTGACTGAAGCACTCTGGGGGATGCCAATCTTTTCAGCCCATTCTTTATTTGTTTCAACTGCAACACTTTTCAATTCCTCCAAAATCTTAGCAGTTTCTTCCATACCACGACGACCGTTGGTCAAATCGTTATCCATAATGCCTGTCAATGATACACCAAGCAATCTCTCTTCAGAACAGTTCTCATTCCATTTCTTAGAAAGATATTTAAAACTTGTAAGAATGGATTGGAATGTACCAAGAATAGTAGCAAGACGGACCTTCTCTTTCAGAGATTCAACACTATCGGTAGCACGGATAACGACTTCTGATAGGTTACAAAATTCACGGTCACGCAAGATAATCTCTGAGCATGGGTTGGTGCCAAACTCATGATCTACTTCACGGCGACCTGTCTTCTCCACCTGCTTCTTGGCAGATGCACGATTGAATAGACCACGTTCACCAGACTTTGAATCATATAAAGATTTCCACTCATCCATAAAGATACCAATATCTGGGCGCTCAGTATAGCAGGCTGAATTGTTCGACAAGGCACGTTGAACATTCTGCTCCCACCACTGACCTGCTTTAGCATCCCGCATACGGTCATCAGATAGGTTTGATAATGAGATTAGAGCAGAACGACGAACACCACCAACGACAACAATCTCAGCAATCTTACACACTAGGTCATGACACTCTAGTGAGGACAGGCGACGACCAGCAGCACCTTTGAAGATTTTTACAGCAAACTGAAATAAATCAACGAGTGGACCTGGACCAGAAGCACGACCACCAAATGTCTTGAGTGGTGCGCCAGCAGGGCGAACTTTAGAAGTATCCCACATTGGTACTTGACCTTGCCATAGAAGTGCTAAGAGTTCTTTAAGAGCCTTTGCCCAACCAATCTTAGAGTCGGCAACGGTGATTGTGGTTTCTGTTGTATTGAAATCTTCAGCAACGACTGGTAACTTAGAAACAAACTGTCGCTCAACTGAGAAACCAACACCTGTACCATTCATTAGAATATACAACAACTCATCAAATGCTTGCACACGGTCGATAGCAAGATAAGAGCAGTTGTAACCAGCAATGTTTTCTTTCTTCAATGCTGGTCCAGCAGTCATCAAGCAACGCATAGACGGCATGACTTTTAGATCCAATACAGCTTCTTCTAATTCACGCCGGGCATCATCTGGCATATCAAAGTTATGTTTTTCCATCAAATCTTCTTTGAAGAAGTCGAAATATCGACCAACGGTTTCACTCCAAGTTTCTCGACGACCTTCTTCCCACATGAAGCGAGAATATCGTGAGAGGTGAATGAACTGCTGGTATTCTGTAGGTAACTGATTAGACATTTTTTATTATTCCTTTACTGCTTGGACGACCGAGGGAAACTCATTGGCAATGAGATCCCAACAACTTTTTGCGATTAACATGTGTTCTTTTTGTGTTCCATTCCCAGAACGTAGGTCACAATAATGAATCCACGAGCGTAATGAACCCTTCATATACATCCGTGACATTGTGAGTCCTTCTGGTAAAATAGTACGAGCAACTTCTTTGGCGATACCGTTATTAAGTGCCCACTTATAATGTTTCTTGGCAAGAATCAAAACATCAGTTTGAATATCTTGCCATAGACGCTGTGTATCATGATCTACACCGCTGATACTATTCTGCCTATTCTTCTTGTCTTGTAGTCTTGGCTCCCTCCATGTGTATTCTTGTGCTTCAGCATACCGCTGACTAAACTCTTGAAACGTAAATGTGCGATGCCGTAAGATCTGTCGCCCAATGTCTCGTGGGCATTCAATCTCAATCGTAGCATCGACCATCTCGAAGATTGACCAGTGTGCGTTACGAATGCAATATGAAAGCAACTTACTGGCTGTCTCATTATTAATCTGATTACCAGGATTAGAAACTCGTGCTGTGTATGCAATAAGTTCTTCTGGTGTCTCCAACTCATCTGTAACTGGTTTGGTAATCGAAATCAGTCTTGTTTTTGGTTCATAGTAGTTCAACATTTTCTCCATAGTGATAATTGTGCTTTTGCTTCCAGTCCTGAGAATGTGTTATTACGGATAATATCATTTACTTTGTAACCCATCTTTGCCATATCATTTATATCTTTTGCAAGTATCGTATTTTGAAAAATACAAACTGACTTGCCCATATCAATAGTTTTTGCCATCAGATTACAAATCTGTTTGTTGCGTGGTTGATTGTCAAAAACATAGATGGTGTCGTCTGGTAACAACTCCATTGCTTTCTTCATATCGCTACCACCAACAGCAACAGCATTGTCAAGAAACAGACTGTCAATCGGTCCCTCAACACAGATGACACGCTCAGATAGGTTTACCTGATCGTATCCATATATCATCGGTTTTTCATCATCGACACGAACTGTCAAATAACGAAGTTTGTTATTGTCTAGCGCCCTCATGGTGACGCCGATTAAGTTTTGTTCCCTATCATAGAAAGGCAGAACAAGTCTTGGCTCGTGTGTCTTGATTTTATCCCTATACTCTGGCAGAACCGAAGCAATTTTTGAGACATCATCTACATAGTAGACGTATGATAATTTATAATCTGGGAGTTTTCTACTTTGACAGTAGCGAACTGCTGGGTGTTTTTCTTCTAAATCTGATACTGGTTTTATAATATCCAGTAAGGTTTTCTTTTCGTTTATTCTATTCTTAGGTGAGAAATCAAACTTTTGTTTCGCTACTTTTTTATTTGCTTTTCCTGAAAATTTTTCTAGTCTATATTGACTATACAAGGCAGAGTCAACATGCTCGATAAATTTATCAAACCCCATCGAAGCACCACAGTTATGACACTTCATTGCCAGACCATTCTTAGACGATAGCAGATACCCACGAGCCTTAGTCTTGCTTTTATGACTGTCACCACAGATAGGGCAACGGAAGTTTGCCAAGAATGGACTGTGCTTCTTGACCACATATCGCTCAAGTTTTACTGATAATAAATTAGCGTACTTTGTATCAATCCAAATCATATATACCTCTCAATCAAGATACCAATATACACCATAAAAAAGTCCCCGTCAAATGTTTTTTTCTCTTGACAGGGACTTGACAAACAAATATTATTACTATGTAGACCGTTAGAATATCTTATCCCATATAGTAGACTCAGCCAATAAGAAACCAACAACCATACCTGCTCCCATGACTATGTATCTCCATTTCTCTAGATTGGATACACGAGTAGACATTTCATCAGCATGGTATTTTTGAGCCTCTTTCATCTCTTTGAGTTCTTCGATGATGGTTTCATAATGACCGCTCATCTCTTCGTGCATTTCTTCTTTCATATCGCTAATTCTCTTATGCACGATCTCAATAGACTTTTCCTGTGTGTCAATTCGTGACTCTTGTACAGCAATAAGTTTGTTGAGAGTGTTACTAACGTCTGTCAGTTTATTGATTGTGGTATCGAACCGATCTAGGATATTCTGCACTGACCCAAGGTCATTCTGAATAATTTTAACATCAGTAGCGAGATTACTATCTTCCGCCATCTTCGTGTATATCCTCATCTACCGCATCAACAGTTATACCAAGAAATGTTTTCTTTTTAGGTGCTGCTTTGGGTTTAGGTTTCGGTGCACTTGTTCTAGATGACGAAACAACTTTAGGCTTTGCAGGAGTCTTCTTAGTAGACTTTGCTTGCCACTCAGCAACTACTGGATTCGTAGTCGTTTTAGGACTGTCTTTATCGACCTGTTCATATTTATCTTCCCAGAGATCTGCACGTTCCTTTACGATTGTTTTAGCAATCTCCTTGCCCTGCTTAATTTCTTGAGCACTGATCTTCATTGGTGCCTTTTCGAGAAGGCGACCACCAAACCAGAAACCAATAATGGTCATCATGATATACCACAGCAGTTCCGGGATAATCTGTAGTGCCTGTACCGTAAGAGTGAAGTTGACTGGATCTACTGCTGCCCAGATAAACATGGCAACGATACCATATGTAAACAATGGTCGTACCATACGATTAGCAGCGTCAACAATTTGATTGAAGAACCCTTTTTTCTCAGGTGCTAGAAACTCTGCTTGATATCCTTTTTGGATTTGCATCTGCTCTTGATGAAACCCAGCCTGTTGTGCTGATTTATCACCAACAAATGTTTTGGCAATGCTATTGACACCACCTAAGATACCACTCAGACCACCGTTTAGTAGACCACCTAACATCGTTACCTCACTCTAAATTCGTTTGCACGGTTTGTCCAACCCTTGAGAAAGACAGACTGTGATGGATTATTTGCGACGATACGCTCACAGAACTCAATACGCTCTTCTACATATGCATTGATGAGATACTTACCCATCTTTCTATGCGCTGCTGCAATTTGCTTGCGTGTGTTGGGACCAAGAATACCATCAACACCACAAGGACCAAACCCTGCTTCGTTGATAATCTGCTGTACAAATTTAACTGCACGTCTAGGTCCATATAATACACTAGCGTCCGTCACGATGGGTTGTAGTGCTGCTGGGAGGGTGTTTATGCGTGGACCCTCGTAATAGTCCCGCTCGTAGATCTCATATGCCGTTTCCTCGGTCATATTCTTCACATCGTCAATCTCAGCATCACGCTTCAGATATCGAGAGAGTGTCTTCTGTGTGACACCATACTTTGTAGGACCACCTCTATCGTTTGGATGATTCACATAACCACCTTCACGTCGGATAATTTCCTTAATAATATGCTCAACTGATACAGCCATGACTTACTTCTTTGGTGCTTTTGGAATGAATGAAGTGATCTTAGCACCTGTCCAACCAAGAAGGTTTGACACCCACTCAGGTTGTTTCATGAGATTCCAACCGACTAGTAGACCAACTACTAACCAGAACCAATCGACTTGACTTGCTAACCATGCAACCATTTTATTTCTCCTTATATGTCTGGGTCTTCTACTAGAATAATGTTAAATGTGGCAGCAGCACTTATTGCGGAACTGTCACTAATATTCTTACCTTGAATTTCGATATCATGTTCTGGTGGCACAACAATAGGCACCGGATAATCAATTCTAACTGTATTTTGAAACGTTTCTAATACCTGTTTTGTTTGTTGCACATTACCATTTGTTGTATCTTTAATTACGAGTCTATACAATCCTGCCTTCTGTTCTTTGGCACTATTGACCATCATATCAATTATATATCCCGTTTGATTCTTTGCCGTAGAGAATGCTGCTTGTAATGTCTGACCCTCACCAGCAGGAATATATGCAACTGTTGTACTGCCGACTGTAGCAGTAATGTTTCCTTCATTCACTCTACTTGAGCCAGCATACTCAACTGACATTCGGTAAACTCTTTTGAATTTAATGTCAGTGTTGGAAGCATTACCTACACCATTCATAGGAATAGATAGCGAGTTAGCAAATCCATTTTCATCGATGCCTTGAATTGAAACGATGTGTGCGCCATTATTGCTTGCGCCATCTTCGGCGTCATCGGAAGTTAAAATAACTGTATTTGCATTGGAGGGATGAGCCATGGGAGTGCCAGCAGCCCATACCGTTTCGTATGATGCTCCAATCGCTTCGCTATAACCAAATTTATTTACATGAGTGGTATGTCTTACCAGACCACGAGCAATGTTTAAACCTTCATCGTTGATATACTTTAAGTAAGGCATCAGTTACCTCTCATTTGACCGAATGTCTTGCGGACAGCGGTGTTAGATTGTGCTGCCATCTTACTGACTTTCTCACGGTGTCTCTTCAACACCTTCTTGCTAATGGGTGGATCTTCACCAGGACCAGCACCAGCAATATTACCACCACCAACAGCATTAGCAGGTGCTTCCTCTGTGAGTTCTACCAGATCTCTAATCGTTGACATATTCTGTTCCTTAAACAACATCAACTCTTTTTCTGACACTTCCTCACTACGCTTGACACCACCCTGTTCTTCTTTTAGTAAAAACAAAGCAGCAGCGAATGTAACAAATTTCGACTGAATACCAGCCTTAGCAATAAGTCTTTTCAAATTAAATATCAAGCGATCATAGTAAGTCATAGCATCCTTCTCTTCACGAGTAGATGCTTTCTTCAAACGTTTACCCTTTTCATCAATTAATCCTAAATCATATGCCTTAGTCTCCTCAAAAGGAGTTGACAAACGCTTGACGAATTGATATACCAAAAATAAATCTACTGCTTGACCCATTAGATTTTCCTTAACCTCGTAATCACATCCTGATCCATTACGATACTAGACGTGTAAATTATTTTATTGTCTTCATCATATACTTCTCTAGGCAATCGCTTCAATAACAAGAGAAATGGTGTAATGATAGGTAGAGAATTTCTCATCTTATAGAAAATCATTCTCGTACAACCTGTACCTTCAAATACATTATACATGATTACAAGGTGGTTGAGAATAAGTCTTTCTCGTAACTCACCGTATACTTCATATCGCTTAACCAATCTTTTGATATATTTGATACGATTGAAGTCTTCCTTAAATTCTTCAACATCAATACAATTATTATTAATATAGCACTTGGCAGCAAATAGCTCCAAGTTGTTTTCAGTTAATATCATGTCATATAAATTAGAGTATTCACTGCTGCTGTTACAATTACTAACATCACACCAATCCAAAACTCTACCCAACAATGCCCAATCACACCACCAAACGGAACCAATGCGTCTGGATGCTTTCCTTTACCTGCATTAAACGGCAGGATAATCTTCTTGTATTCATAATTCCAAACCATGGGTGATAGCAACATCGATAGTGGAATGAGTGCTAACCACGGATTGACGAAATACCAAGCGACTGCTGGGAAAATAAACCACAGCATACGCATATACAAACCAAATAAATCTCTTTTGTAGTTGCCGACAATCATCGGCTTACCATTCTTCTTTTTTGGATTACCAAAGGCATCCAGCAATGGTTGCTCTTTGCCGAAGATCCAGTCTCTGATCTGATAACCCCATTCATCATCTATGCCCCAATGTCTGCCAAGGTCCATCTGTGAACCCCAACCTGGAGTCTGTGCTGCGAAGAATAAAACAGCACCGATGCTAAACAGAATCCAACCAAACATATTCAATGGGTCTAATACCATCCAAGATGATAGGCTCATGAATAGTGGTGTGGCAAGCAAAGTAAGGGGTCTTGATTTACCCAAGAACCCCCAACTCTGTTGATTGGGAATAGACCCACCTCTATATGACCATGTTACCAACAAGGGCAACGCTAATAAAATAGATAGAAACAAGTCCATCCTCTACTCCTTATGCAAACACGCTGAGAGCAGCACGCTTGATTACTGTGTTCGACACCGCTACATATATATAGTCCTCATCCCAGAACAGTGTTCCATCGTGAGGATTATCTGATGTAGGTGCACCCAACTCAGTAGTGGCATTATTCGTTGATGGAGTAATGCTCGTATTGATAGTTACCTTATTGGCATTTACGATAAAACTTGATGGTCGTAAAGTGCCAGTAACGACAACATTAGATGAGAATACCGTATTGCTACCAGAGAACGTACCATTACCAGAAACCGTCATGGTCCCAGTAATGGCAGTGTTCGATGGAATGTTGCCAACAAAAGTTTTGACATCAATCTTTTTGCTTACGGGCGTCCCATTAGGATCATCGACCAATAGAAGAAGGTCTTCATCATTCGGTGATGCTAATGCTGTAAGTTGTGTTACCTTCTTATCTGCCATTTGTTAAATCCTTATACGCCTTCTGGGCTTACGTTGAATGTGGTAATGATAGAACCAGAACCATCGACCATGTTGTTTGACACGGCACCAACGATAGTCAAGTTAGCAGAAGCAGAAACACCAATCTCTGGATTGTAGATTGGATTACCACCACCAGCAACTGTGATTGATTGTGATTCAACCTTATATGTGCCAACAGCAGAACCTGTACCACCCTGGATAGCAGGTGTAGTAAAGATCAATGTGTTGTTAGCGTTGATACCAGTGTTACCAGCAGCACCTTGAGCGAGTAAGTAAGCGTTGATGTTGTTACCACCAGCAGTGTTAGCAACAGTGATGCTCATTACGTTTGAAGATGGTTTGACCTGAACTGGTTGGTTGAATACAACGTGTACGAGAGCAGATGTATTTGCTGAAACAACGTTGTTAGCATTCAATGTGACATATACCTGAGAGATATCAGGGAAGCCCAAGTGAAGTGGACCTGCATAAGTGTTTGAACCACCGCCTGGATGTGCAGCAACAATGACCTCTTCTTTCTTACGAGCATTGCCGTGTGTGTCTGTGTAGTTTACACGACGCACCCAACCTAAGTCTGTGCCAATAACATTACGCTTTGAGGCAATGCTATCTGCTTCATAGAATGGTTGAAAACCTCTTACTAAGAAGTCTTCTGTATTGGCACCACCAGCGTTCTGTGTGCCTTCTTTATCGAAACCCCAACTTGACATTTGTTTTCCTTTCTTTGTCTCTTTTCATGGGTTGAACCACTACTCGGCATTACGAAAATAGTTTTTTGAGCCAGGCAATAAAACCCTTACCCTGCTCCTCAATCTCCTCGATAACGTCTTCTACCGTATCCGTAAGAGATTCTTCTTCCTTCTTGGGTTTGCATAACTCCTGTACATCAACGAGCAGACCGACCAGAGATTCTTTTTTCTTTCGTCGATCTACCTCAACACCAAGAGTCCTGCCATATTCTTCTAACTGTACTTTCGTTAGTTTCATCAATTCATCATGTGTTTTCATTTACTCATTCTCCTATATTTTTGGGCGTGGCACCGTATTATTGTCATTGTCCTTAAAGGTTGTCTTTGGAAATGCTACGGTCAATGCTAATAATTTTTTCATTGGCATATTAACTTCGATTACATCCATCTTTGCCTTTGGTGTTGAATTCAACACTGCTAACCACCTGTGGTGACCATCAATGATATACTTATCAGCAGAACTAATCAACGGTTTGCTTTTGCCACCCAATTTTGCCATCGACTTCTCAACACCAACCTTAGCAAATTCCTTCTGAATTGGTTTTAGATCTTTTGCGGAAATTTTTTTTTTCGTTAATTTCGCACCATTGTCTTTGAGGTATTTGAAAAATTCTGGATAGTCTTTTTCGGCAACCTGTGGCATCTTATCTCGCACGATACCCATAGTTTCTTTCTCACCAGGAATTTTTATCTTAAATTCATCTAACTCAACTGCCTCTTTGATACCACGACGTGACTTCTCATTCTCAATCCAGTTTTTAGCCGTCTCCTTTGTTGGTTTAGCATTAGCAAACTTAGTCATCTTTTTATATGCTACCAAAGTCTCACGGTCTGCCAGTTTAAGGTTTGCTTCCTTACTGCCCTGGTCAGTGTTATCCACAATAGAAAAATTCTTACCAAAAAGACTTTTGAATCTTTTCTTATTGCTTTGAACTTCTTTCCACATGGTCTTAACTTCAGCATCAGGAAGTTTTCTTGATCTTTTTTTATTTCTAAGCATCGACGTTTCTAGATCGGTGTCAACAAAAATCATGGCAGTATCATAACCTAAATCTTCCAGCTGTTTTCTCTGCCTGATCATCTTGTCTGCATCTTTGCCTGTACCATCAATGACTAGACCAAGACGACCAGTGATATACATATCCTGCTTATTTTTTGTGGTCTTCTTTGCCTTACCACGCAATGCTTGACCCTTTGGAGAGTAAATATCATCAGGGTTGGATTTATCAAGCCCAGCATTTTTGAGTCTACGCTCGAACTCATCATCGCTGTTCACAAGTTTCATGCCGATATTGACCAGACCTGTCTTACCCACGATGAATGATTTACCTGAACCTGGACCACCAGCAAGAAACACTGCTTTGAAGATGGCAGGGTCATTGACGCCTTCATCAAGCAATTCGACTTCTTCAAGAATTTCCTCTTGATTACCAGCGTTAATATGTCTTTTAAATCGTAACATCGCTCTTACTTCTCTGATTTCAATTTAGGTAAATCTGGTCCACCTGATTTTGGTTTTTCTACTCTGCCTGCTAAAGCCATCTTAAAGTGCTTATGACTTTTGGCAGCACTCTTCATCATCATTTCTTTTTCAGCAGGCTTCTTGAGTTTGCTAAACATGCTCATAAACTTCTGTGCATCCTTATCAGAGACAACAACTGACTTGCCGTCTGCGAATTTTATTTTATTGCCACGCAAAGAAACTGCCTTGCGAAGTTGCATGATGAGATTTGTATCTTTCTCCTCATCCTTTGCTTCTCCCACTTTCTGTTTGATTACAATTTGTTCATTCATTTCGACTGACTCACCCATTGCCATCTTAGTGAGTTTGCCGTAGAAAACCTCATCTGCTTTATCGCCATACTTTGCTTTCATGGCTTTGTGCATCTCGCCGCCTTCATACTTCTTTTTCATCTTGTCGAGTTTGGCTTTCTCAGCATCTGTCATTTCACGCTCGGACATCATTGTCTTGACTTCATCAGTTTCTGGTTCAGTGTCGATCTTATCTGCCTTTGGCTCATCATCTTCACCGTCTTTTTTCTTTTTCTTCTTCTTTTCACCCTTATCCTTTTCGCCGTCGCCATCCATGTCTTTCTTCTGAGCGGCAGTCATTTTCTCGCCGTCACTGTCTTCACCTTTGGCTTCATCAAGAGTCTCTTCTTCCAACTTAACTTTTTTATCCACAATCATCGAATCCAACTGACCAAACTCTTTAGCAGTAAGAGCATTAGTCTGCTTGTATACTCGCTCTAAACTCTTTTCGAGTTTTTCTAAATCTTTAACACTGTTTGCTTTTTTAATAAGAGCAACAGCGGATTTAAAGTTTGAGGCATCTTCATCAAGTTCGACTTCTTCTTTCATTCCTGCAACTTTATATGCCCCCTTAGCAAGTTGAGTGACTTTCATTTTACGCATCTTGTCTTGATTTTGTTTGTTCACCTTGTTAAAGATTTTCATAATTAATGATGCGGTAAATGTATCAACCATAACACCGTCAATCTTCATTGCTTGTTTGTCATCAACAACCTTTTGAATTTTATCAATCGTTCCACCAAACGCAGCACCACCTACCTCATCAAGTTCGACCTCTTCACAATGAGAAGCATTGATTTTACCACCACATTCAGGGCAAGGTTTATTCTCTTTAACACAATGAGCAGCATTGATCATTGCCTTACAATGTGGACAAGGTTGATCGCCTTCACCTTCATTAATTTCTTTTGAGATTGCCTTACGACGCTTGTGTAGATACTTGTCAGTAGAATCTACGTCGCCATCGTTGTCGATATCCTTGTCCTTGCGGTCATCGAATTTCTTCTTGACTGCTTTCTTATTGACTGGATCTAACTCTTCTTTTTTCTCTTCGATTGGTTTGCCCGAAAGGACTTGACGGACCATATCGACAAGGTTATCTGGGTTGTTAAATAAATTTGACATTGTATTCCTCTTTTTTAGAATTTGTTATATTTATAAAAAGATTTAACCTTTCATTAGGTCCGATACTTTTTTGCTGCTCCAGAACTTACATGACCAGTAACGTGCTTTCCATTTTGGTCCTGGATTATCGCAGTTGTGTCTTGCTCTAAAGTTCTTTCTACGCCCTGGGTCATCACGCTTGATAGATAGATTAGGGTCACCGAAATATACCTTTACGACGTTACCCTTCTCATTCTTGACATACACCATAGTCTTTTTCTTGGGATTGTCGGAACGTGTTGGATTATTCAATTTGACTTTACGCCCTTGATATTCAGCAGCACTCTCATCAATAGCTACGAAGTCTGTATCTTCTTCCCAACCATAATCCTCATCTAAGCAATCGTCACAGCATGGTTCTTCCTCCAGTGCCGCTTCAACGTCTGGGTGGTGTTCGTATCCAGCACGAATTTGCATGAAGTCTTTAGCAAACATTGTCTCACCCATGCCAGCCTGTGTTTGCATTGCCATCTCAAATGCTTCATTCATGCTATCCGATTTTTTTGGATCTGTGTTAATATTCTTTGCTCTTGTATCACGCAACCGAGCAGCATCCATCTCACGATCATGCTTGATTTGCAATCTCTGTTTTTCACGACGATGCCGTTCTTTTTCTGCTGATACTTGAGCGCCATCATCTTCCTCTTGCATAGGAGTATCTTTCTTATACTTCTTCACAAGTTTATCTGTGCCTTCATCGCCAGCACCACCATTCTCTTCAAATCTAGGATTGGATTTGAAATAATCTTTCTCACGAGACTTAGAACCTTTAAGTTTAGAAAGGTACTTATTGAACTCATAGTTGGTTGTCTTCTTTGGTTTACGAAGGTTTGGCAAGTCTTTGTCAGTCTCAAACTCTACCTTCTCATCGACGCTTTCTGTGACATACTCTTTGATTTTATCTTCAATCGCTGATATAATTTTCTTATGCGTCTTGGAAAGATACCGATCTCTCTTGAGAGTGTCTATGGCAAGTTTCGTTTGATTTGCGTATTTCTTCTGAAACTCAGCAGGGCGATCATCAATGTCACCCACATTTGCAAGTCTATCAGCGAGTTTGATAACCAAAGACCAACTAGACATCTTAGCCATCTTGTTAGCCATATATTCACCCTTACCCATAGCCTCGATAGCATCTTTATCGCTTGTGAGATCTTTGACCATACCAGCGACCAAACCACCGAACTGCTTCACCAAGTCCTTGTAAGTGGTGTCTGTATCCTCAATTGTATCGTGTAGATAAGCGGCTTGAATCAATGCGTCAAGATTATGAGAATTTTTATACTGCTTTACAATTCTAGCAACCTCTTTAGGATGACTGATGTAGTCACCACCGCTTTTTCTTTTCTGACCCTTGTGAGCAGCAGTTGCAACTCTCAATGCTGACAATGCTGATTCATCTAAATCAACACTTTCTGGTACGCAGTTAGGCACATCTTTACCAGCAGCATTCTTTTTCATGCCAACTTGCTTATAGCCATCCCAACATGGATCTGCTTCGTTGACTTCTTCTTTCTTCATAGAGCCTTGTGCTTTAGCAGCAAGGTCTTTATCTGCGCCACCCCATGTGCCTTTTGACTTGGTAGCAAATGAGTTGACACGAGCAAACGCCCACTGCTGTGGTGTTGTACCTGGGCGATGACTTGTACGCCATGCTGCCATACCACGATTATAGACTTGCTTTAGAATGCTGTAAGATATACCAGTCTTCTCTGCTTTTTTCTTTAATGCATCAATCTGCTTCTCTTCAAGATATTCGGCTTCAAATGCCTCGTTGACATCCTCATACTGCACAACAGCATTAGGTGTCTTGAAGTTTTTCTTTCGCATGATGGTCTTATGGACCACATCAATCTCACCGTCTTTATCCATCTTGATAGCAATAGGTAGATTAAGGTCTTTCTGAATGTCTTTCAAAACAACTTCTGAATTGGCATGTTTTTTGATATTCGCTGCTTTCTTTCTGGCAATCTTTTTGAAAAGTGCCTGTATCTCAGCAACTTTGATTTCTGGATTATTTCTGCTGTCATTCATGCGGTCAGCAAAGTGACGAGAAAACTCAATATCTACGTCAAACTTGGCAAGCAATCTGTCACCAAACTTCTCTAGGTCAGAGATTTGTTTGGCAGTGACTTCTTCACCAAACATCTGCTTGAACTTCTTGGTGTGTTTTGATGGTTTGGTCTTACCTTCAGCATCACCAGGAGCGGGTCTATACGATGATGGATCATCATCAGAACCTTTTTCCATTCTTTTAAAATGTCTATCTCTAGCAATTTTAGTACTCTTACTCAATCCAGTAAAACTTGTTTTTTTCTGTCTTCCAGGTCTATCTTTGATATCTGGATCTTGTGCGACCTTCTGCTCATCAACCTTTAATGGCTCGCTAGGATTTTGCGCTCTTAGTCTAAATGCTTTGACGATATCACCACGTTCCACACGCTCAATGTCTTTGATATTATTCCCTGGATCACGAATAACCTTGCGAAGATCTGACTTGATAGTTGATGCACTTGGTGCTTCAATATACACTGCTGGCATACCCTCAACGTCAACTTTGAAATATAATTCGTTTAATGTTTTTTCAAACTCTTCGTTTACACCAGATGATTTTTTACGCATTCTCTCTGTCTCTTTCTTTAGCATCTTTGGTAAGAGCCTTCTAGCAATCTTGTCAACTAATCCCAATTTCTTTTGGACCAATCGGTCGATACCAATCTTCTCAGAGGGCGACAACGATTTGTATTTTTTACCTTTGTTACCAGCAACACGTTTCTTTAATAACAATAAAGCAGCACGTCTGGCACGTTTGGTCAACTGTTCTCTGCCAGCCTTACGCCGCATTGTAATTTTTCTTTTGCGAGCAATGACTGGTGCTAGACGGCGCATAAGAATACGCTTCTTCATACGCTGTGCTAATGTGAGTGGTTTCCGTGCTTCATCCAAGTCTAACTCTAACTGATCCTCATCCCACTCCCATGATAAGTCATCATCGTTATCGAGTTCTGATAGGATTTCGTCCAGTTCTTCATCAGAGGGGTCAGGCTCGTCCCATTCTTCCATGACTGAGCGAATGGTATCGTAGACTTTCTTCTTATCGGAATCTCTCAGTTTAGACGGCATACCCTTAGCAAAGGTATCGTAGTCACCTGCCTGTGCTATACCACGGAGTTTGGAAGCAGACATACCAGCAACACCTTCAGCATCGGGGTCACGCTCTCCAGCAGACACAACGTCAATCTTATCGAAGTTGTAGTCTTTACCGTTATATTTGTTTAGAAGTGTTTTAAAAGCATCTATACGGTCACTACCTGCAATCAATGTAATCTCAGTGTGACCCATCTTTTCCAACTCCTGCACGACCTCAATTATATTCCTAGCAGAAGATTTGGTGACTGCTTTGCCGAATGCTTTCTTGGCAATAGCAATCTTTACGTTGTATGGGAGAGGGTCTTTCTTAGAGTTCTGTGTATGGCTAAGATAAATGTGTGGCATTGCACCACGACGTTTAGCCTCGCTGGCAACTTTGTCAGCGAGTTTTTCATGCCCGATTGTTGGGGGATTCATACGCCCAAAGGCGAAGACTGTCTTACTCATTTTGTATCCTTAGCAGGTTTTCCTTAGACTTACTGTAAGGTTATTTATAAAAACTATAACATTACGTCTGACTGGTCTTTATCTTTTAGTGCCATCCGTGTAATCCAATTTACTGGATATCTGAAACCCTCAAAGAAGAATTTACCACTATTACCATTCTTTTTAAGTCTAGTGAAATAAGCAGCAGCCTTACTAATTTTAAATGGAGTGTTAAATGTATCTTGAACTCTACCATCTTTACCAATAATTTTTACTTTTTTATTCTCATGGTCATATGCTAAAAATGCATCTTGATTATATTTTTTTGCTTGTAAGGTCATCACTTTTGAAAATTCATCGAAACTTGTTCCTTCTGGTGCCATACAAAAGATAGAATCTTCAGAAACTTCTTTTTCAGTTGAAGTTCCTTGATTCTCAATCCAACCACCATCTACATAGACAAACCCATAACCCTTACCTCTCAAGAAAGAAGCGAGTTGTTTGTTATTAGCAACATTAGTTTTACGATCTAAGTCACCTCTAAAAGCAGTAATGATGCCAACAGGATATTCTTCTTGAGAAAAGTGTTTTAGAACTCTACTCATTTTTACTTCAACAATATAGTCTTTATGTTCACCAAGAAACGATTTAAATGATTGCATTTTATTTTCCTCTATTTTTGCCAGCCCTTGATAACGTCTGGGCTGAAGTTTGCTCGACTGAACTCCATACGGTCAATTAGTTTAACAGCACCACCAACCTTGTCGATAGCAACATACCCTTCTTGGTCTGTCACTCTAAACCCACTCGTGGTACGCAAGAACGTAGGAATAGATCCAGCCTGATTCAGTTTACTGACAATCATGCCTTTGGCAGACGTAAGCAACATGACAACCTCGTAGATCTTAACAAGGTCTTTTTCATTCTTATCAAAGTATACCATAAGGTCTTTCATCTTGTCAAGTTGCGATTGCTTACCCTTTTCACTTTTTCGCTTTGCTGCTTCTTTCTCATAATATTCACGAAAATACTTGACCAGCTCAGAAACATGCTTACGAGCATTCTTGATTGTTTTACCCTGCCGCACCTTGCTGTTATTGAATGCCTTCAGACGAATAAGAAACTCCTCCTTACCAGCAATATCGTTCAATGCGGCAGCAGGTAGTTTCTGAAAAATCTTACCTGCCTGTGATAGTATGGCAGTAAGGTTTGCTGTTTCCTCTTTGGTAAATGTGGCAGTCCCACTTACATCTTTGTATGTAGCATCGTCCATCCATACAGAAGGCACTGACTGCATCTTATTGACGATGCCCTTACCAAACGATGCTTTCATATCTTGAATGGTCTTACCTGTGTATGTCGTGTGCCATACGACACCGATACTTGCTTTGCGAATCTTAGCAGCAAGAGGTGATGCAGCAGGAACAGCATAGACGATTGTGTTGGGTTGGAATGTCAGGTAGTCTTCACCCTTGATTTTCTCTTTCGATAAATCAGACTTGGTAAACATCAGGTCGCCTTGATAGACACCAGACTTGATACCTAGTTTTTTGAACTCACGGAGAGCCACAAGAAACTTTTCCTGTAACTCGCCAGATAGTTTTGCTTTGATATCTTCTTCTGTCTTGTAAATCTGAGGGTCAGCGTTGAACAGACCCTTCTTTGCTACAAAAAAAACACCATCGGCAGGATCAACCCCGGCGAAGACGGCGGGAGCACCATCCCATTTAGTAGTGATATCCAGGCTTCCGGGAGAAGATCCAGATAGCATATTGCGAAGATTACGAAGAAATAAGATAGCATTGCGAGTACCAGTAACACCTTCATTGAACACCATGTCTTCAATGTGTTCAAGATGGACATTCTTACCCTCCTTGGCTTCTGTTAAAAAATTCTTCAGCATCATAATTCTCCTGATAAAAAACTTCTTAGTAACGGACCAGTTGTAATAAAATTTCTATATACCTTACCTGTAAATCTGGAGCTTATAGAAAACAAAACCTCTCCATCTACCAAATACTGTATTGACTTGGTAATTCCAGCGCCGCCACCTGTCTTTACTTTAGCCGTAACCTTTTTATTATGTAAACGCTTAGATACGTCTTTCAAATTTTTAACAAAATATGTTTTTAGTCCAGCACCAATATCAACAACTGTAAGAGTTCTAGCTTCAGCTTCAGTCAATGCAATAAAGTATTCCATTCCCTGTAACAGTTTGGTTATATCATTAGCTTTGGCGAGCCTACCATAGACTAGACTGTAAATCTTATCTTGGACATCTTTGTCTGGTCCCTCAGATTCTTTTCTTCGTGTCGCAGCAATACTATCAATATCGGAAAGTTCTTTTTGAGAAAACCCCACACCAAAATATTCTGTCAATAAACCAAACGTTTTTGAGCCAATACCAGATATTTGACCGACTTGATCTGTGTGTCTAATTTTAACAGAAAGATTTAAGGTCATATCAACTTGTTTTCCAGACCTGCCACCAGACCAGCCCTCATAATAGGCAGTCTGTATATCTGCTTTAGTTTCATTTTGACCTATAATACCTGTGCAAACAATGTCAATTCTATCAACTTTATTATTAGTATAAAAATAATGAGCATGTTCTTTAGCTGCTCCATTATTGACATATCTCATGGCATCATTAAGAAATGGTGTAAGAACCTTACTATCCATGCTTTTACTTAACCAGTTGAAAGCATTTTCATTTAGAGAGTAATAGGCATATACTTTATCATTGCCAATAGATTTATTTTTATTGGGGACACTATATTCAAAAGCCTTGTTTATTGCTTTACTATTAGGGAGTTTATCTAAAATAGCCCTTTCTGCTGTCGAATCGGATTTTTGAGAAACGTACTGTTTTAAAAATTTTAACACGTCTTTTAGATTGACGTTAGAACTGCCGTCTCTCTTATCTACAAACCTTGCTACTATAGCAGCTTGTAATAGTGCCTCTGCTAGATAACCCAAGGGCGGTAATTTGTCTCCGCTCTTTTGTATATGCCCAATACTAGGAGTGAAACTTAGTTTTTCATTTATTGGCAAATAAGTATTCTTTAGAGTATTTTTATAATCTTGGAGATTACTACTACCATTAGATAACGACTCTAACAGATTATTTAATTTTTCTAATACATCCTTGGTCTTTGGTGAATTAGGATTAATAGTCGCTATGATTGCTTGTGGGTCATTTGAAAGTTTGGGTATGAGTATAAGTTCGCCACCCTTGATACTTTTTATGGCGTGTTCGACGTAGTTAGGAACATTATTAATGCTACTTGCTGTGTAAATTGGACTAGGCATTTATAACTCCGTACTCGCCTATGTCGTCTAGCGTATAGACTACTCGTTTTATACTATATTTATAAACACAAGAAATACATCCTTCACACGGGCGGCAGTTACCCCACGTCCACTTATCAGTTTTTGCGTCCTCTGGGCGACGTGAGCGAGCAATATACAGTGTCATCTTTCTCAATTCATCTTCATCACATACACGCAACGCATTGTAGATAGCGTGTGTCTCAGCGTGCCAGAAGATAGCATCATCATTCTTTGACCACTGTGCTTGAAACGGATGAGACTTCATTTGATTCCATCCGTATGAGATCACTCTATTCTTAGAGTAAACAGCAGCAAAAATACGGCTGCTGGCGACAGGAACAATATCCCTTGCCAGAACAGCCAGGTCAGAAAGAACAGAGACATTACGGTCGATCATCAAGACGTGATTCCCACCATTCAGCAATCAACTTTTTTCGAATTCCTTTTTCAAATTCGTAAGGTTCAAACGATAATTCAACACCCACTTCAAGCATATCTTCCACGACCATATACTCTAGGTCACTTAAATCAGACATATTGATATCCACTTACCAAAACGATTTTGCAGATATGCTCTAATCGTTCAATGTGTTCAAACGCTCGCCATGGTGTCTCAGCAATCGCAACAACACCGTGACCCTTAATGCCGACAATATCATATGCTACACTGCCGTCTTTGTCAAGCTCTAAATGCTTGTGTGTAATGTCACCAAGCTCCTGTGACTTAGCAGGAACATCAGGGACACTACGAGCAACCTTAGTGTGGAAACCTAACTCTGGGAAATCATCAACCAGATAATCCAATCGCAACCCACGATGCATAGCAGCAGTAGTATAGGTTGGATGTAGGTGCATCACAACTCGATTGTCAGTACCTTCTGGCAACACTTCTTGTAAGCGACTATGAAGCGGATACTCGCTACTAGGAACAAGGCTCTCACTCATGGGCGTGTAGTCAAGAATAATCGGATCACCGTTCTCCTGGCGCTCGACTGAAATCTTTTTCCACATCGCTGGTTGTAGGTGCTGCTTACGCACATTAGCAGGAGTGATAAACCAATATGGTTGCGACTCCCACCGTACTGAGACATTGCCGTCCCGTGCTGTAATCATGTTGAGATTATAAGCGTGTGCCATAATCTCAGAACAAGTCTCAATCATGTGTCGACACCATTTTTCGTTTCCGATATTTGGGATGGTGGTGATAATGTTCAAAGTCTTTGCCAATCGCCATACGGATAAAATAACCAAGTGTACGACTTGTTGAATCTTTATCTTGTTTGGGAAAGTTTGGATTATGAGGATGCTTACTTAGGAAATCAGGGTCAATCATCCCTTTGGCAGCCAACCAAAACCCAACCCTATCAGCAAGCTCAGTTTTAGTCATAGCATCTTTTTTCGAGATTGGGTTTTCTTTGAGCCAATCAAAAACCGCTTTCCTATAAAATTCTATCTTACTCATTCACGACCTCCAGTTTTCCAATCCATTCCATTTCCTCAAGTTTTTCATCAACGCTACCAATCATCTTGGTATAGTTATAGACATTCTTGACGCAATGGTCTTGATAATATTTGATTGCATCCTTTGGATCATCAAAGGTGCGTTTTCCAGTGCCATTATAGTTAGGCTTCACAATGTATTTAGTCATTCAATTTCTTCCTTGCTTCTTTGATTTTATCATTCAAAACTGTGTACTTACCATTCGTATAGCAGTAGTCATCTGACATCTGAAGAATATACATCTCCTGCTCAAGATCTTTGATGTGTTTTTCTAATTCTGATTTTTCCATTTTACTTACCTTTCAAATTGCTGCCAACCATCGACAGCATGTCACCAACATAATGAGCAATCTCAGGATTGGTCATTACCATATAGGTTGCACCACAACCCATCACAAACGCAATAATTCCACCCATTAAACATCTCCATCCATGTAGTCAAAGTCCCGATCAATAATCTCTTCACACCGACCCAGAGTGCCATCACTCTTGACCTTCCGATAGCTGGCAGTGTTGTAGATTCCATCATCAACGAAATGGTCAATCAAAGTCAGAGCGTGTTCTTTGCTCTCAGCATCCAACTCCACCATGTTGCCACTTCCAATTAACTCCAACCAGACAACATATGTCGTGGCTGTGTCAGCAATCCGTGCCGTCCGCATCTCAGCAAACTCTTTGCTGGTCAACTCTTTCATCGTGTTACCAATCATAGTCATTAGTACACCATCCCTTCATCATCAATATAAACACCAATACCACCGATATTGGCAGCAGATATAAACTCACTCTCATCAAACAAAGACTCACCGTCTAAATCGTCAAAGTCAACAACAACCTTGTCCTCACCATTATAATGGTAGACATCAGTGACTACACCGTAGGAATAAGCGTGCATCGCACCCCAGTTACCGACAACTTTCATACCAACTTCAATCATTTGAAACCTCTCTCTCATCAACTTACATACTCATTATATACATTTCTGAGGGTTTGTCTACATACTTATAGTTGAATAAACAAAAAAACGAAAAAAAAGTGCCGACCAAATTTCTTCAGTCGGCACACCCAAGCATCTGGTCGGGGATTAAGATGCTTTTCGTTGTTGTTCCTCTCGCCTGAGCCGATTATAAATCGACCTGACTAGAATGCGAGGAACCATGGAGTCGATTGATGCTCGCTCCACGATATCGAAGTCATCCCCACCACTCCGGCGTGACTTCGAAATTGCTTGAATAACTTTGTCGGTTGTTCCCATTTTCATCTCCTACATTATATATCAAACTTGCCATTTCTTATGGTGACCTTCACCAATGTCCTCAACCCACCGAATGAATAGACCTAACTGCCGACCAAACGCTTCAATCTCCCAAGGTCGATCAAAATAGTCTGTACCGTCCTCATCAAACTCTTCACCCATCCAGGTAGTCATCTTACACTTCAGACCATCGTTATCGATAATCAAACCACCAAAGTCAAGCTCACCAGCAATGTGCTGCTTCATATGGACCAGCTCATGCATCAAGACAATCATCTTCTCCCGCATGGGCAAGCCTTTTTGCACCTCAATGGAGAAGTCACCATCACCACCATCGATGCAGTGACCTTCAACATCAAGGTCAGTGAAATCAACGTCTACTGAGATATCCTCTAACTCATCAAGATTGAAGAACTTTGCCATCGCAAACTCAACGGCATTAATGACGTAACCCTCAAGTTTGTTAGAAGCGTTGTAGACGTTGATTTCCATGTCACTCTCTCATCAGGTTATGATTTATTATCACATATCTGATATCGAATGTCAAGCACTTTTTTACTGAAATCAATTTTTATGGCTTCATCTTCTTCTTCAATTTGTGGAATCCAATATACATTTTTCAATATATCAGATAATTTCACTTTTGGGCACTGAAAATCAGCGTTTGGAAAAACAGCTTTAAACTGATTTGAGATATTATCATTGTGGACTTTAGAAACATTATCCCAAAAGATGTGTGCCTGTTCAACTACGTCCTTTCTATCCTGCACAATCTGAAAAGCTTGGTGCGCTCTAGAAGAAAGTGCAACTCGCATTTCTTTATTATTAAGATAAGAATCTACCCCAATTCTGATTAGTTTACAGGCATTATTTTCAGCGTGGTCAGAGTATACAGAAAAAGCACGATAATTCTTTTCCTCATTACACAAGTTTTCTGAAAAATAATTGCTTTCTTGAATATACTTTTTAATCTCTTTATCAGAAGTCCTCATAGTATTCTTTGATGCATATGATTTTGACTCTTTGATATTTTTATCGATTTTGTTAAGAATCTTCTTAATCATCATGTTAGGATTAGTATATCTGTTTTCAATACCCATGTGAAAGAGCATATCTTTATACATGGAATTAGTAAAAACAAGATTGTTCTCTCTATTCATGATACGAATGCAAATGTGAGTAAAATGCGTCTCCACTGCATTTATAGTGTCAGGGTTCTCAGCGTTACAACGAACACCAGCGAGGTCAAGAATCGATTCATCAGATAGTTTATCCATCCATGCATCTCTATACCCTCTGCTGGCAGTGCCTTTAAAAGTAACTCTTTCGTATTCAGATCCTGGTAGATAATTGATAGATGGTAATTGCATTGCGGCAGTGTAAGTATTTCGACCGTCAAATAGGCTACGATTACCATTCATATCTCTGATGTGTGGAAGACCTGGAGCAGAATAGAGCCACCCACGCCTTAGTTTACCTGTTAAACTACTAACTCGCTCAGGTTGAACTGTGGTGATACCACGGGCTGAGTTAGTGGTTGTAACGTAACTTTGCTTTGGAAAAATACCGCCGTTCTTAAATCCTAAAAACGGAAAGTCTGATAATCGGTCATACTCAGAACGTAAACCAATACAATCCTGTTCTTTAAGTTTAGTCCAAGGAATGTGTTTCATAAAAACCTCCTAATTGCTAGATTAATATATGCTACGCAAATCAATCTTAATGGCAGTCAAAAAAAATAGTAAAGATTATCTGCCACGTCTAATCTTTACTTTACTATTTTATATTATGACAGACTATAGATTATATGTCAAGCCAAAAATTCTTTCAAATCAGAATATTTTTCAGTATTTTCATCCATACCTTTAGTTTGTTGTTGGCTTCTAAATTTATCTACATCCATTTCCTCAACTGGTTTATTTTTACGAATTTCATATGACTTCAAGATTTCATCAGGATTAGATACCCGCTTAGTTGCCATCTCAAAATATTCTGGGTCAATTTCGAATCCAATAAACTGTCTGCCTTCTTCAATAGCAACTTGTGCTGTTGTGCCACTACCCATAAAAGGGTCTAGGACAATATCACCAGGATTAGACCAAGATTGAATGTGACCTCGTGCTAACTCTTCAGGCATAGTAGCAGGATGTTTATATGATTCTTTAGAGGATTGACCAAATCCCCCAGAGTTTTTAATTCTCCAAATATTAGTACGAGCACCATATTCACGTGTTGCTTTACTCTTCTTACCTGCATCTTCCAGTGTGCCATCCTTCTTACGTGCCTTAGCATTGCCCCATGATGAGATGCCTGCCCACTTATTCTTTTTATCCATAATGATATTAACTGTCTTGGGTTTACCCTTGGACAATATAAAACAATACTCAAATGCTTGAGAGTATCTCACACTGTGTGGACCACTTGCAAACGAGATACCAGTCTTTTCATATATCATTGTATCATGTAGTCTTAAACCACACTCATCCATAAAATATAATGCTTGACGAAAACTACTGCCAGTCTCACCACCTTTGACAGTAGCATCACCCACATTCCACATAATAACACCACCGGGTTTGAGCACACGAGCGATCTCATCTGCAACCTGTTTGAATACATTATGATCCCATTTACTGGAGTCATTATAAGTACGTAGGTCATCATATGGTGGAGAGGTGACAACTAGGTCAACACTCTCTTCGTCCATTTGCTGCATCCCATCGATACAACTCACGGGATGTATGGTGTTAATAGGAAGCATTGGCATGAATCTCCTCTTTGATGAATCCGACCCAGATAGAATTCTTCTTTAGTTTACCAGAATAGCACACAATGTCCTGATAGTCACTGTCAACCTTGCAGCGCAATCCACTGAAGTTAGAGGACTTAGACTCACCAGTCTTCGGGTCATACTTACCTTTGTTATAATCTTTCCACTTGTGAGCAGATTTTTCAATGGTGAGAGTTTGACGCTCACTGATGCGATTGCCTTCGAGTTTGTAACGACAAACAAGGGTCAATTCGCATTTGACATTAACGCCTAAGTTACCAAGACATGCTGATGATCCATCCTTACCACCAGAAGACTTGTATTCAATTGGTATTTGCTCGGTGATTGCTTTATCTTGGTAGAAGTTACCAACGTAGGCATAATCCTGCCCAGCACCGCAACCGTCAACAATCGGTAAGTTATGACGATTGATGATGATTGATAATGCTTCAGCAAACCAATACTGAAGAAACTTGGTGACTGTTTGTGTCTTCTGTTTCTCGTCAGTTTCAAATGATTTGAGATATGCCTCAAAGGTAATCTCACCTTTTTGAAGTGCCACAGGACGACGTGTCGATGTACGATAGTCGTCAATAGTTTTCTGCACCTCACCATAGATTTCGTTGTCGATGATCTTAACACAACGCTCAAATGAAATAGTTTTATCCATACCATAGACTCCTCACTGATTTACAATTCATTATATGAAATTTTGAATCACTTGTCAAGCCATAAATTCTTCTAAATTGTAATATTTTTTAATATTCCTTTGATTCGCTACCATGTTATCTAGGTCCAGACAGAATGGCGGCATCTCATCCAGTTTCACTTTCTGACCAGAATCTGTTGCATCCCACCACACTAAATCATCTTTGCTAGGTGGTGTTTGGTCAATCATCTTTTTATCGATGATTTTTGAATTGGTCAACATCTTGCGTGCACGCTTACTGAGAGGCAACATATAGCGAAACATATAACCCTTAATTCTTTTGATACCTTTCTCTTTCATAAAACCATCTGTCAACCAGAACACCTGATTTTTGTTCTTGAGTTTGGCAAATCGCTCTGGTTCGTTTTCCTTTAACCATACAGCATTTTCTTTACACAGATCTTTTGATGTACGAGGATGTAGTTTCTCACCACTATCCAGCATATAAACATCAGTCAAAAACTTATCGATATACACAAAGTTAGCAGCCTGATAGACCATACCATGCTTACCCATGATACCATCTGCCATAGTATAAAGAAACAGACACCTGGGATAAATCTTCTTTATCCATCGTGATACTTCAGCCAGCATCTGTGTCTCTGAATTGAATGGCATATCCGGATCCATGCACATCTTACCAATTTCAAAGTAGTATTCAGACATATGTTTAGCATATTTGTCACCAGTCTTTACTGACACCTCCTCTTTCAAACCTGGAAAGATTTTGGTGAAAGTGTTTCGTGGCTGAGTACCCCAGCCCAGAGTCAGCACACCTCTAATCTCACCATCAAGTTTGATAGCGAGATAGTGTTTAGTCTGTACAGGCATGACAGGAGAATAATGATATCTAGATACGAATGCATATGCCGTATACTTATCGATATTCTCTATCTCAAACTGATACTTCTGTGTGCGTTCTTTTGGATTAAATTTCATACCTTATTATACACCATATAAACTATCTGTCAATAGAAAAATGCACAGTTCCAAAATAATTTGGTGTCTCTCCATCAAACCCACCACCACGCTTCAGATTGAAAAAAATCTCTTTTGATTTATTCACCTCATCAAATGTGGCAATGACCTGATCACCCTCACGAATCTTATATAGTCCATCCTCCTCTAAGAATGTATACATACTAAACCTTTCCTTCAGCAATAAGTCTCTCTCTATTTTTAAGATGAGCCTTTGCAACGTCGTCCTTGTTTTGTCCGTGATAGGCAACTGCGTATCCTTCCTTGATTAAGATTTCGGTGACCATAGTAGAGCATGGCGTGATAGGACCAGATCCAGGTAAGAAGTCACCCAGAATACGACCAAACTTACCCTTGGCATCTTCGCCATCTCTATCAATTCGTGTTCTAAGAACAGCAATAGATCCTACAGGTATAAGTTCTTTTAAACGCTCTTTTGCGAGCAAGCCAAACTTCTTTTCTTCTTTATCACGGGTGCGAGACTCAGGCGTATCAATACCCATGATACGAACACGCTCTTTTCTCAACCACACCCCGAAACCTAAATCAATGTCAACATCAACGGTGTCACCATCGACAACTCTTAAAATTGTTGCTTTGTACTCATACATTATCGTAAATCCTTGAATGTTCTCTTGTCAAATTTTCTCTGACTAAATTCTCCCTGACTATCCTCATCATTACGACGACTACCGAATACAGCATTGTCCATAACTGGATTATCGTTTACCAGTTCATCTTGTGCAGACTGCTCCACATCATACAACCGCATCTTGCCTCTGTCAACCCCAACGACGAACCGTTTGTTGCTTGTCGGATCGTTGAAGCGATTCTTCAACTGCTTCACCATAATCTGATTGAGTGCTTCTAGTTCCTCACTAGACACCAGCGCAAACATCAGGTCGGTTGTAGCAGGTAGACCAAACGACTCAGAGGTATCTTCAAGCCCTGGGTCAGAGTTAGTGTAACCACCACGAGTAGTCTGTGTAGCAGTTACGATAGGCACATTCTTCTCAACAGCAAGACCCCGTAGTTCTTCAGCGATAGATTTAATCATCATATATGTATTCACGTTTGACCCATACTTCATACGACTGGACGCACAGATGTTTAGATAGTCGATGTAGATAATGTCTGGTACGAAGTTTCTTTTCAAACGAAGTTCATTCAGCAGATGACGGAAGTGACCAGCACCAGCAGAGGCAGTAGGATATTCTTTGACGATAAGTTTACCCTCAGTCTTGCTGCGGATACGCTCGACCTTCTTCTCATATAGTTTGAATGGCAGGTCTTTCAAGTCATCTAGGCTGCAATCAAGTAGGTTAGCATCAATACGCTCAGAGATACGCTCTTCTGCCATCTCCATAGTGATATACAGAACCTTCTTGTTGTCCATCAGATTGTTAGCAGCAAAGTGACACATAGCAAGTGACTTACCAACACCCGTGCCAGCAAGAATACAGGTCAGTGTCTTAGATGGTAGACCACCCTTGGTAATGGCATTTAGATATTCCAGATCAAACGGAATACGCTCTTCGACCTTGTGATAAAACTCATACCGTGCTTGGAAGTCCTCAATCCAGTCATGACCGATTGATGAATCAAAACTGACCGATAACGCTTTCGATAAAATCTCAGGTATAGCACCTTTAGTTTTTTCTTTGTCACGCCCATCAATGATACCAATAGATTCCATAATAGCATTATACACAGCCTTCTCTTGACAGAACTCTTCTGTTTTATCTAGCAACCACTCTTCATCAGTGTCGCTCTTTTCGAGATTGGAAAGATACTCGACACACCCTTCAAAGACCTGCTCGTTGAGACTGTCTTCGTTAAGGGTGATGCCAAGCACTTCGTTGGTTGGTAGTGTGTTGTATTTTTCTACATGGGAATCGATGGTGAGGTATAGTGTCTTTTCGACCTCATCGTGGAAGAACTCTTTATTAAGAAACGGCAGAACCTTGCGACTGTAATCCTCGTTGTGAATCAGATTGCTCAGAATCGTCGTTTCTATTCTCATCTTCTTTCCCGTTCAATGTATGAATAATAATATTAACCAGCAAGTCGCCCAGATGATTGTTGAATAGAGGATCATCATCAGAAAGATTGAGTGGATTTTCAATGAAAACAAACTCAAATTTCAGTGTCGCTTGATCCGCATCATCATAGGTTTCTGTCATATGGATCTTATCGTATCTAATGATAGTACCATAATACTTCTCAGTTGTCAAGCGAATAGGAATGGTCGAGTCTTCTTTGTAAAGTTCCTCGACAAACTCATATGCATTATTGAATTCTGAGAACCGTTCTAGATCAATCTTACTCATTCAACAGCTCCGGCTCTAGTTCTTCAACAGCATCATCCACATAGTCATCACCCACACCATATTTGTATTCTTCAGCGGCTGCCTTCTCTAGCCGTTCCATGATATCGTCAGTGAAATACTTTTGAGGTTCGTTGTTGATTGCTTTACCGAAATGCTTCGAACCATCAGGCATCTCAAATCGTGTGGAGACTTTCTTGATGATATTGTAGTCAACAGCAAGGTCAAGCAAACCATAGTAGCGGTCAAGACCATGCGTGTATGATAGACGCACCTCTACAATTTTATTCTCTTTGGTAAATCGAGACTTCTTAGCCTGGACCTTGATGAGATTTCCTTCGTCCTTATCAACATCTTTGTCACGCTTTTTGCTTAAAAACAAAATAGTGGATGCTGTATATTTCAAACCAGACCCACCAGACATTTCTTTAGTGGGCATATAAGCACCGACAACATCATAGGTGTGATTGGTGATAATCATAGGCACTTGTGCTTTAGCCAGTTTCAGACCAAGTGTACGGAAGGTCGCTTTGATAACCTGTGCTTTGGTCATGTCACGAGTTTCTTTACCCTCTGTGCTATCCTCCATCTCTTTGGTGGTGGATAACTGACCCAGTGAGTCAAGCACCATCATCATAGGTGGTTTTTCTTTGCCCTCAATATATCGATCAAGAACCTGTAAACCGTGATGACGAAGTTGCTGAATGGTTTGTGGTTCAGATACGATAAGACGATTGGTATCAATACCTCGTGTCTCCATCATATCTTTAGTGACGGCTGCTTCGGTATCATAGTAGATAGTGCCAGCATCAGGATTCTGTTCTAAAAAGTTTTTTACCATTCCTAGTGCGAAGAATGTTTTCCCAGTAGCTTGTTCCCCAGCCAGTGCCACAACCTTATTATTGGGTACACCGCCATATAAACTGCCAGATACAAGAGCATTGAGAATGTAGCTACCAGTATCAATCCACCCGCTAAACTCAGCAGAATTACCGCCATCAGCCAATAGATGAGTGTTTTCATCGTTCATTGCCTTCGCTAAACTTTTAAAATAATCAGACATACTATTCCTTTTCAAAATAAGACCCGTCTAGGATCGCTTCAACCTTTTCCATTTGCTGTTTGATGATAGGACCACGGTTAGGCCAGTGGACATATTCTTGGTTCTGCGTCCTATACAAACTACCGAGAAGAGGCATAACAATCTCTGACATTGCCTTCACTTTTTGATTGGCAACGCTGTCAGCGAGTTGCTTGCGTTCTTCTACAATATCTTCATTATCATATATGATACTTAGTAGTTTGTCAACCTTTTTCTCCATGTTTTTCAGACTGTCTAACTTCTTCTCTAGTTTCTCCTCAAGCGAAGTCAAGTCTTCTTTCGCAGCAAGCACAGGTTTGTCAGCTTGTGCCACCTCTTCTTGCTCAATGACTTTGCGACGGTAAGTATCCTCATCTACCGCCGTAAAGCCAAAGTCATCTACCCAATTACTCATGTGTTGCTAACTCCCCTTCCGATTTTAAAACCACCAGCAACAGTAGTCACTTCTGATTTAACAGTGGTTTTGGGTTTGATATTTTTGTTTGTTTTTAATTCTGCTTTGCCACGCCAACCCTTCTGAACAATCTTTTGTTTTTTCTTAGGATCACGCTTTTCCTCAAACTTACGACGGTCGAGAATCTTAGACTTCATCAGCAGATTGAATGTATTGCTGGACTCAACTGCTTCATCGTTAAACAGTGTTTGGAGTTTACCGCTCTTGAATGAGTCCAGGTCTTTGTAGGTCGCACGGCTGCGCTTGATCTTTGCTCGCAATTCATCAGTCAACTCAGCAAAGACCAACTTCATTTTCACATTGTCACCGAACAGCATACGATGTCGCCGCCCTGGTTCATGGACTTTAGTACCGTTCTTATCGTAAATCTCTTTCACATAGGTAAGAACTTTGTTAGATATATTAGGTGCGTAATCAAAATAAGCACGGACCCACTGCCCATTGAAATGAACAAAAATGGTAAAAAACCCAGCGAATGTGGGTTTGCCATACTCACCTTCTTCTCGTGTCAACCGATAACCCATTGTCCCTGTCTTACGAGAAAATGGTTCAATATCAAAGTCACCATTCAGAGAAGTCAGTTCTGCAATTTCAGCAGTAATCTCAATCTGTCTTTTTTTACTGATCGCCATCTTTCATACCGTTGTTGTTTTTCCATGACAAATAATCGTGCGGTGTATTTATCTCAATACCATCAAACGATACCTCATCCATAGAGATATCGATATCGTTCTGCAACCACCGTAGTTGCTCTAGTTTTTCAATATTCTCTTCTGGATACTTGGTTAACTTACGATACTGCGATAATGCATCTGCGGTGTATCCATAGATGCCTAAGTGGTGGTCACCATACCGAGTGAAACCACGACCAAACCAACGTGCCTTGTTGCCATTGTGGATAACCTTAACGACACTAGGCACTTCACGTTTCTCTTTTGGCATCTTAGCATATACCGTTGCTACCTGTGCACCACGAATCAGCTGGTCATGAACCTTATTGATAATCTCAGGTGTAATGTCT